AGAAGATATCTTTGTTGAAGAAGAAAGAGTCAGAGTAAAAAACCAACAACCTAGATTAATTAAAATTAAAGCGATGAAAAAAATAGAAGCAAATGTTTCAAAAACTAAATATCAACAAGAAGATTTCTAATGGCAACCACCATAGGAATCAATTGGTATGCAAGACTCCAGGCTAAGATTGCCGACCTGGAACATAAATTAGAAGATGTGCAAGCCCATAACAAAGAACTCAAAAAAAAACTAAATAAATATGAAAACAATAATATTAGGACCACCGGGAACGGGCAAGACGACAACCTTGTTGAATTTGGTGGACGAATTTATAAAAACAGGAATCAGGCCTAAACAAATAGGGTATTTTTCGTTTACTAAAAAAGCAGCCAATGAGGCGGCTACTAGGGCAGCCGATAAATTTGGTTTAGATATAGAAAATGATTTAGAAAATTTTAGAACCCTTCATTCTTTTGCATTTAGAAAATTAGGTATCACTAAAGAAAAAATGATGGGACCTGATGATTATAGAGAGTTTGGACTTAAGTGTGGAATTCCAATTAAGACGGCCGCTTTTTCAAACGATGATGGAACTTTTAATTGTGATAATGAGTATTTAACAATTATAAATACAGCCCGAGTTAAACGAATGGATTTATTGGAATACTATGATTCCCGGCAAAACATCTTAGACATCGAAAGAAATACTTTATACTTACTCGCAGAAGAATTAAAAAAATTTAAAAAAGAAAAAGGCTTAAAAGATTTTACCGATCTTCTAGAAGATTTTATTCTGAAAGAAATCAGTCCAAGCTTTGAAGTTTTATTTATAGATGAAGCACAAGACTTGTCTTTATTACAATGGGATATGGTCAGATGTATATGGGCTAATGCAAAAAAAACTTATATAGCGGGTGATGATGATCAAGCTATCTTTAAATGGGCCGGTGCTGATGTTGATCACTTCATAGCCCTAAAAGAAGAAGTTGATAATATTAAAACCTTAGATCAATCTTATCGTATACCTGGTGGTCCTATCCATGAACTATCACAAAAAATAATTAATAAAGTTACAAATAGATTTGATAAAACTTATAAACCAAGAGACGAAATAGGTATTTTAAAAAGATATTCAGACATTACTCAAGTCGATATGTCAGAGGGTAACTGGTTAATTTTATCTTCAGCAAATCATTTTTTAGAAGATGCTAAAGATTTATGTCAGATTCAAGGATGGTATTATCAATATAGAGGAATTAATTCTGTTTCTTTAAAACTCTTACTGGCCTTAAATAATTGGGAAATGTGGCGTAAAGGAGCTCATTTAAATCATTTAGAAATAAAAAATATTTATCAATATTTAGGAGCTAATGTATTACCAGGTTTTAAAAAAGGAAAAACTTTACATTCTGAAGAAAAGTACACGTTAAAACAGTGTCAAGAAAAATATGGATTAATAATAGATAAAGTATGGTTTAATTCCTTTGAAGGACTAGACACTTTAACAGAAAATTATATAAGAAATATGAGAGCGAATGGAGAAAAAATAAATAAAAATCCAAGAATAATAATGTCAACCATACATGGTGCGAAAGGAGGTGAAGCAGATAAAGTTTTATTAATGCAGGATTTAACTAATGCGGCTTTAGAAACTTTTAGTCATGATCCAGATGAATTACACAGATTATTTTATACTGGAGCGACTAGAGCAAAAAAAGAATTACATGTGTTAGATCCTAAAAACTTTGATCGGGCTTATATATTATGACCAATAAAGATATGTTTAAAGGAATGACTTACCAATCACTAGAAAAACAAGTCGGCGGAAAACATTACCAAAATATGAAAATTCAACCCGCGGAATTTATAAATGAAAATAAACTCTTGTTCGCGGAGGGAAATGCTATAAAGTATATTTGTAGACATACTATAAAAGGAAAAGAAGAGGACGTGAGAAAAGCGATACACTATTTAGAAATGATATTGGAAAGAGATTACTCGTGAGGAGTACTCAGATTCCGTTGTTTACTCCAGAAACGGAATGGGTAATGACAGACGAACTACCAAATTTAAAAGGACATAAAGAAATTGCAATTGATTTAGAAACCAATGATCCACACCTAATTGAGCTCGGGTCAGGAAATGTCACCGGAAAAGGCCATATTGCAGGCATTTCGGTGGCCGTAGAAGGCTGGTCAGGCTATTTTCCGATACATCATGAGCAGGGTGGTAATATGGATAAAAAATTAGTTTTAGAGTGGCTCCAGGACGTTTGTAATCAAGAACACACTACCTTTATTTTTCATAATGCTATGTATGATGTCTGTTGGTTAAGGGCCGCAGGTATAAAAATTAAAGGTAAAATTGTAGACACCATGATTGCAGCATCATTAATTGATGAGAATCGATTATCTTATCAATTAAATACTTTAGCAAAACATTATATAGGAATAGGTAAAGATGAAAAAATTCTTTATGAAGCGGCAAAAGATTATGGTGTAGATCCCAAAAAAGAAATGTGGAGACTGCCCGCAATGTTTGTAGGTCAGTATGCAGAAAGAGATGCTGAAGTAACTTTAAAACTTTGGCAAAGACTTCATAGAGAACTTCATGACCAAGAATTAATGGATGTATTTAAATTAGAAACAAAATTATTTCCTTGTCTAATTGAAATGAGATTCAAAGGAGTTAGGGTTGATTTAGAAAAAGCACAAAAAATTAAAACAAATTTAATGAGTCGAGAGAAAAAAATACTCAATAAAATCAAAGACTTGACCGGAATTGAAGTGGAAATTATGGCCGCCCGGAGTATTGCAAAAGCATTTGATAAACTTGGTTTGCCTTATGATCGAACACAAAAAAGTAAAGAGCCAAGTTTTACAAAAAACTTTTTACAAAATCATCCACATGAATTAGCCAGAGCAATTGCAGATGCAAGAGAAATAAATAAAGCTCACACAACTTTTATAGATTCAATTACTAAACATGCGCATAATGGAAGAATACATGCAGATATAAATCAAATCAGATCAGATCAAGGAGGAACAGTAACAGGAAGATTCTCAATGAGCAATCCCAACCTACAACAAATCCCAGCAAGACATCCAGAATTAGGTCCGATGATTAGATCTATATTTATTCCAGAAGAAAAATGTAAATGGGGATCGTTTGATTATTCACAACAGGAACCTAGAATTTTAGTACACTATGCAAAATTGCAAAATTTACCAGGAGTTCATGAAATTGTAGACGCATACAGGACCGGAGACGCAGATTTCCACCAGGTTGTGGCGGAGATGGCGGGGATAGAAAGAAAACAAGCCAAGACTATTAACTTAGGACTTATGTATGGAATGGGTAAAAATAAATTAATGGCTGAACTAGGATTAATGAAAGAATCTGCAGAAAAATTAATAAAACAATACCATACCAAAGCTCCATTTGTAAAACAATTGATGGATAATGTAACTCGTAAGGCAGAGGATAGAGGTAAGATTAGAACATTAGGGGGCAGAGCATGTCATTTTGATCTATGGCAACCTACCCAGTTTGGTATTTTTAAACCATTACCCTTAGAACAAGCTAGAAAAGAATATGATGAACCATTAAAACGGGCATTTACGTACAAAGCATTGAATAAATTAATACAAGGATCTGCTGCAGATATGACTAAAAAAAGTATGGTAGCTTTGTATGAAAATGGTATAATACCACACATTCAAATCCATGATGAAGTAGATATTTCTGTGGATTCGGATAAAAAGGCAGAGGATATAGTTAAAATTATGGAAGAAGCTGTTGAATTACAGGTTCCAAATAAAGTAGACTATGAATCTGGAAATAATTGGGGAGAGATAAAATAGGAGTTAAAATGGATAAAATAAAACTATGGTGCCATAAAGTATGGTTAGATTATAATCAATACCTTATTGGTGCAGCTATTGGATTACTTGTAGGAATAATACTATTCTAATTTATGCCCTATGAAAAAAATCATAAAATATATTTGTAAAGTTCTTTCTTGGCCGTTTAAAAAATGTATTGATTGGTTAGCAAG